GCACGTTTTTTCGTGTGTAGTGTTTTTGGATGGTAAATGTCTGTATATTGGCGCGGGCATTCGGCCCGCTTCATCATCAGTTTGTATAGCAATAGGGCCAACTATTTTGTCCTTGTTGTCATGCCATTACTGTTCATGACACTGCGCATGCGATTAATGCATGTGTGTTTTTAAACAACTTTATGTTCTTTTGGAAACCATAATGATGGTATTGTCGCCTGTTGCGACTAGTCCATATCCTGCTTAGACTTAGCAGGGAGACCAAGTTTTTGGGGCTTGAGGGTCCTGTTTATTTTTGGACCTAGAAAAATCCTTCCAGTTTATGCTTTTGCTCTTAGTCTGGGGTATACGTTTTTGCCGCGTATCGTTCTTAAGGCAAATATTTGTAGACTATTACAAGTCTTTAAATTGTAAAGTTTAACGCATCTTTTAACGTAATAAACAAAATACACCTTGAGTGTTGACAAAACTAATTGATGTGTCAGTTCGTAATTTCATTTCCAGAATAGGATTGCGCTAAGGATTGTTACCTTCAATCAATAAACGGATAAGCGGCCTGAGCGCGCTTGGACCATATTTGAAATTATTTTGACTTAATTGTGTTGGTGCTGCAATACACTTCCCAGTTAAATGGGTTTAATCAGTCGGGAATGGTCCCCCCCGTGATCGGGGACTGTCGGATTTCAGACCACCCCCTTTCGCAAATAGATTTTGCGACAACCTTGAGCCCAATAACTCAATTGTAAAAATTTTGGATACTTGAAACGAATAATATTGAATCGAGTGTCCATTTTATTTCCTATAGGAGGTATAATAAGCACAATAGTGTGCTCCTATTTGTTATCATGTCGTCGCCTAATTCTTATGCTGCAGTTTCTGCAGCAATGGGTAACCACCCATTAAACGTTAGGAAGAAGCAATCTACTCGGTGGTCTTCTTATAAGACCCCAAGTGATATTAAGAAAACTCAGAAAAAGGGCAAAGTTAAGTTGCGTGAAGTTTTGATTAATCAGGAACGAGAGTACAAGCGTGATAGTCTTGATTTGCATCAGGGTATTTCTGATTTGCTTAATTTCCCGCGCAACGCCCATACTGTGCATCGTATTTCCAATTTTTTGGCTTATAAAGGTTCGCTATCTCAAGATGTGCAATCTAATTTGGTAGCACGTATTGAAGATGTTGTAGCCCTTGTTACTATGCTAGTTAATTGCACTAACTTTGAGACTTTCACCGCGACTTTGCACATGTACTTGCGTACATTCCATACCGAGTCCATCTCTATTTGTTTGATGCAATTTGTGAAGCAGTGGTATGCACGGTTTTTTCGCCACGGGCGGGCACAGCCTTCTTTTGATTGGAGTGCCAGTCTTCGAACTCTTGTTTTGCAATCTGGTGATTGTTTTGAGTTTTCTGATTTTATGTCTATGTGCCGTTCCGGACTTGATGGCTGGAAGCAACATAAGCATAGTGATTTGTTTCCCATGTTGGGGAACTTTGTTAGTCTGTTGGTTACTTTAGGTGTTGCACCACAATTGGCTAACACAACCTTTGATATTGGTGGTTTTGAAGTTTTCAAGATCAAGGCTTGGGATTTACAGTCTGAGTGTATGGATTTTATAGAAGCCGTGGCAACGACTACTCTATTTTTGCTGGAAAGAGGCCATGCTGCCTTTACGTCCGGTAACCCTATGGCTTTTTTGTATACTAACAATGAGGCTGCTGATATTGATTGTGAGTTTGCTGTGTTGACTTCCGCGATCTCTTTGCTTGAGAGTGGAGGATTAGAACAGCTAGGGAATTGCAGAGTTCCCGGCATTTCGTCTGTCGCCGAATACGATTTGCGTGTTGAAAAGTTGACAAGTAAATTGATTCGCTTGCGTGCGTTTGAGACTAATAAGATGGTTCAGAATACGTATGCTAGCAAAATTGTTGCTATGACTAAAGTTCGGTCTATTTTAATACAGGAGCAAAATAAGTCGTGTGTGCGTATGAAGCCATATGCAGTCCAAATTTTTGGTCCTTCTGCCGTGGGCAAAACCACGTTAAATAATTTGATTGTTAAGACTATTTTGCATTCTAATGGGTATCCGTCTACTAAGGATCACCATGTGGTATTGAATGAGGCTGATAAGTTTCAGTCAGAGTTTACGACTAAACATGAGGCTGTCACTATTGACGATTTTGGAAATACACGTGCGGAATTTTATGATGCTCCGCCCACGCGTGCCATTATCGATTTCGTCAATAACGTGCCTAAAGCAGCTTTGAAAGCAGATTTGGCGAGTAAAGGTAACGTGATGATATCGCCTAAGGTGTTTACTGTTACTACGAATGTTAAGAGTCTTATGGGCCATGTCTTTTCTAATGAACCTGTGTCAATTGCTAGACGATTCAATGTTGTGGTAACTGCTGAATTACGGGAGTCCCATATTGATTCTACTGGTGGACCTAATGCTTCGGTGATGATGGCTGACCCTGATGCTTGGCTTTTGAACGTTGAGCGCGTTCGTATTGTGCGATCAGCGTCATATCACTCTGATACTTTTGAATATGTGCCCTTGCTGACTAAAGTGGGTATTGTTGAGGTGTTGGAGTTCTTAAAGCAAGACTCTAAGGAACATTTTGAAAGTCAACGTGTTTACGTTGATTCCATTGAAGGTGTCTTTGGGTCCAATATGTGTGAGCACTGTTTGCCAAGTTTTATTTGCAAGGAGTGCAGGAAGTCCCCGTGTGAAGTTCAGATGGGGTTAGAGGATTTATTTAACCCGTTGAGTGGGCTGGATGAAAACGATCCTGAAGTCAAGCGGAGGATTCGCGAGTGTTTGACTGGCTCGCGTATTACTCCGCTCCAATATGCTGTAGGAGCGATTGTTAACACTTCCTTAGACGTTGTGGAGTCTCATTTAGCGCCTCGGTCCACTGTGCTCGCAGCACTGCGTGATAAATGGCATTGTGCCGCTGTTGCTGCGATTGGCGCTACCGCACTTGCTGCCCTGACCGCGTATATTGCAATGCGCAAAACTGCGCGGTGTGTGGAAGAGCTCCATGGCGCTGTTATGCCTGTGCCGCATCCCACTGACGAACCTAATGTGTGGGCTAAAGTCTTGCCGGTTCCTGTGCCGTGTTCTGATGAGAGTGTCGGCATTACTTATGATCGCCTAGCTCAAGTTGTTACGCGATCTATTGCTAACATCTTTGTTACTGTGCCTGGACGCCCCCGTCAGACCACTAATATTGTTCCTTTAATGGGCAATACATGGTTGGTGCCGGGGCATCTGTTTAGTGCTGGCAAGAGTTATGAGATTGAGGTTCGCACCGTCCCATTGGGGTGTGTGGGGAAAAATTTCCGGCAAGTAGTCGACAGTAGTTGCTGGGTGCAGATCCCAGATACGGATTTTAAAATCATTCGACTTGTTTCGGGTGGGGATGTACCAAACTTGCTTAAGTTTGTTGTCACTGACTTTTATCGCGGCACAGGCTTCAATTTTGTTTCTGTGGTGCGCGATAGTTTGACTGGTGTCTGCGTGACCCATAAGTGCAAGAGCGACTCTCTCGAACGGATCAATTTTAAGATTGATAATGTAGCATATTCCTATGAAGGATATTGGTATCATTACGCCGAACCCACTAAGAAAGGGATGTGCATGGCGACTGCTGTTGTCATGGCTCCAACCCCCGGCATAGTGGGTTTCCATCTGGCCGGTAATACTGGTACAAGTACTAGTGTTATGGGGGCCGTAAGTCAAAGGATCCTTGTCCCCGCTATGTGCGAGCTAGATCGTAATTACGGGTACAGGATAATGTCTGCGGGACAATTTTTATGTAAGAAGTACGACGTTGACTTTACGCCTAATTCTATTGATCCAAAGCACCCCGTGAACTTCCTTGAAAGAGGTGACTGTGCCAATGATATGGATGTTTTTGGGGGTAATCCCGGTGGATGTGCTCGTTTTTTGTCAGGCGTGCGTAAGAGTCCTATTTCTGATTTGGTATCTGAGGTGATGGATTTGCCACGTTTGCATGGCGCTCCTGATACTTTTCACATTAAGCAACATTGGCGCCGCGACTTGTCACTCATAGGATCTATCTGTGGCATGTTGCAGCCTGCAATTCTAAAGCGGGCGGTTGCCTGTTATAAGGATACTTTATTGCGGTTAATGAGTCCGCGAATTTTGGATCTTGTGCATGTGTACCCCAATGATGCTGTTGTCGCAGGTGCTGACGGAGTGCCTGGCGTTGATAGACTTGATCTTTCAACCTCCGTCGGTTTTCCATTGAATACTTGTAAAAAACAATACATCACAGAGAGCCCGCGGTTAGTTGAGGGCATTACAGCTCCCTTGGATGTCGACCCCATTTTTTGGGATGAGGTCGAGCGGATTGAGGAGTGTTTTTTACGCGGTGAGCGTATTTACACTATTTTCCGTGGCAATCTTAAGGATGAGCCAACCAAATTCGGTAAGAAAAAGATTAGGGTTTTCTCTGGTGCTGAATTAGCTTTCACTTTGGTGACTCGTAGATATTATCTGTCTATCATCAGGGTTTTGCACAAATTGAATTTCCGAGCTGAGACTGCTGTGGGTGTTAATGCTTATGGTCCACATTGGACCAATTTAGTTAGGCACTTTGAGCAGTTTGAGGGCGATAGGTACATTGCCGGTGATTACAAGGCCTTTGATAAACAGGTTTCGCCGCTGGTGACTTTTGCTGTTTTTGAGATTTATATGGAAATTGCCCATATGGCGGGGTATACCGCGAGGGATCTCACAATTATGCGTGGAATTGCAACTGAGATTTGTTACCCCGTCATGGAATTCAATGGAGTCTTTGTTGGTTTTAGAGGGTCTAATCCCTCTGGCCATTCATTGACTGTTGATTTGAATTGTGGCGTCAATGCTATCTATAATAGATATGCGTTTTATGCTATTAAGGGTGCTGACTCTGAGGTTAAATTCACTGATCGAGTTATTAATGTCAACTATGGCGATGATGATGTCAATAAGGTCCATCCAGATGAAATAGAATTCTCTCACACTACTAAGGCAGCAGAACTCGCCAAGATTGGTATAGTTTATACAATGCCCGATAAAACAGGCGATTCTATTCCATATGTGCCTCTAAAGGATATTAATTTTTTGAAGAGGTCTTTTAGATGGGAACCTGAATTGGACAATTGGGTGGCTCCGTTGGAGGAAGCTTCCATTAGCAAGAGTCTCCATAATTATATGTATAGGAAGAAAAGCCCTGTACTGCCTGAGGATATTGCGGTGCAAGCCATTTTGGGCGCGCACAATGAGTTTTTCCGCCATGGGCGGGAGATCTTTGAAATCCGCAGGTTGCAGTTGTTGGAGGTGGTCGAGCGAGCTGGATATCAGCACGCTATTCCCGAATTGCTAGATTGGGAGCAAATGAAAAGTAATTATTTTAGTAAACCTGCGCGTTATGATAATTTAAATCGTGATTTTGTGCAACTTGAACTTGAATAGGCTTGCACGGTCCCGAGATGACTTGAAACTCGCTCTGTTTTTCCACCTGTACATAACGGGTGGACAACTTTCCTTGCTTACAATGGTGTAAGTGGTGCACGAAGTCTCAAACCACTAGCGAGGAGGATGCGAAAATTCCTCCCAGTTTAAACTTGCTGCAAGAAGTTGGTGTAATCGACACCATAAGCGATCTCGAGCGTCTCGAGCTTCAGACGCAGGCCGGAGAAGAACGCGTTGGTATTGCGTCCTTCTCTGATTATGATGGGGGGAATGTTGATGATGCAGGCGGTGACATTGATAGTACGCGAGATCTTGCATGTTCTCATGATGACGATATTGCTCAGTTTTTTGCGCGCCCTGTGAAAATATTGAGCACTCCATGGCTTTATAATGGAGCGGTTTTTGCTATTATAAATCCGTGGACCGCATTTTTCGGCAATCCTAGGGTTGTTAATAGAATCAGCAATTTCAATTTATTGAAAGCGCGTTTGCACCTCAAAATAATTATTAATGGCACTCCGTTTCACTTTGGTCGCGCTATGGTTAGTTATATGCCCAACGACAATAAGCAACAATTTGCTTTTAGTCGTGGTGCAGTGGCACAGGATGCGATTTCCGAGTCCCAGCGGCCACATGTTTATTTGAATCCCACGACATGTAAAGGAGGTGAGATGGTTTTGCCAATGTATTATTACTTTGATGCTATTGATATAGTTAGATCTGGATGGGTGGACATGGGTTTGTTGACTTTGCGTAGCTTAGACACTCTTAAATTGGTGACACCCGGTAATAATACTAATAGTGTCACTATTTCCATTTTTGCCTGGGCGACGGATGTTACTCTTGATGTTCCAACTAATCGTCCGTCAAATTCCATTGTACCTCAATCAGGTGATGAATATGGCACTGGCCTTATTTCCAAGCCAGCTTCTGCTGTGGCACGTTTTGCAGCAACTTTAACTAATGTCCCATATATAGGACAATATGCTGCAGCGTCACAAATGATAGCGTCTACTATGGCTTCGGTCGCTAAGATGTTTGGGTATTCACGTCCTACAATAGTTGCAGATCCGTGTGTTATGAAGCCAATGTTTGTTGGAAATTGGGCTAACACTGACGCCGCCGATACTTCGCTTAAACTTACTGCAGATTCGAAACAGGAGTTATCTATTGACCCCCGCATTCCTGGTAGAACTGCAGTTGATGAAATGTCAATAGCACATATTGCATCCATTGAGTCGTATTTTACTTCTTTCTCTTGGAGTACAAATACAGCACCTGAGACGTTGTTATTTTCTCTCAATGTATGTCCCGGTATATATGACACTTCACCTGTAGGCAGCGAATACCATTTGACCCCGTCTTGTGTGCTTAATAATGCCTTTGGTTTTTGGCGCGGTGAGATGGAGTACCGTTTTATGGTGTGCTGCTCTGCAATGCACCGTGGACGATTAAAGATTGTGTATGATCCACAAATAGCTGGGTCAGCGGCTGAATATAACACAGCCTTTACTCAGATTGTTGATATTTCTGAGCAATCTGATTTTAAAATTCGCATTGGGTGGGGCCAGGATCGTGCGTATTTGCGGTGCACCGACACTTCTACCAATCCCAAAATATGGGATGGTTCGGCAGTGGGGGTTATTCCTCTGACTGGTTCATCTAACGGTGCCTTGCAGGTATTTGTTGTTAATGAATTGACTGCTCCCAGTGCCACTACTTTGAATGTTAGCATTCTGGTATTTTCATCCATGCACAATGCTGATTTTTGTGCTCCACGTGGTGAGGAGATAGCCAAGTTTTCTCCATTTCCTCCTGTAGCGCAAGCGTTGGCTCCAGTGGCCCCACTAGTGGCTTCTCTCAAACAGGATCCCGTCTCTGTTTTGGAGCTACATGCCGGGGCAGCCGAAGACAGCATTTTGGAGGGCATGGACAGCACTCCTCAAATGGAGCCAACTATGACTATGGCCGCTTACGGTGACACGTCCCATTTGTCCTCCGTTTATTTTGGGGAGGTCATTGGCTCTATTCGGACATTGATTAAACGGTACTCTCATATCCGCACTTATTGCACACCTTTGCGAGATTCCACTTATGAAATCACATCGTGGGATTGGTTTGGTTTTCGTGGGTATTCCATTGCAGGACTCGATAGAACTGCTGCGAATACACCGTACAATTTTCACAATGTGACTTTTTTACACTGGTTTTTACCGTGTTTCGCTGGCGCGCGTGGTGGTACGCGCGTCAAGTATGTGAGGTCTGGTTTTCGCTCTCGGAGTGGGGCCGATCCTTCTGTACTTACTGCGATTTATCGCAATAATAAGAATACTAAATGGGGGGCTGATCAGTTATCCCCCAATCCTACCACACAATTAGAAGCTAGGTATGGTTTCCCTGCCATTTTTCAGAAATTTTACTCTGATATGGCTAGTGGGGCCGCTTCTACCGCACCCAATAACAATCCTGTTATTGAGGCGGAATTACCTATGTATCGGAATTATCGATACTTTCCTACCCGCTTGGCGGGTGACAACATTGGCACGAACGAATTCATGCAGACGCACACGTTCGTTGATACTGCCTTTGCTGTCGAAAATCAGTTCTCTTATGTAAATATTTTGTTAGCTGGAGCTGATGATTTTAGTTTGAGCTTCTGGATAGGAGCTCCTCCTTTGTATGTCTACTCTGATCCTTCTCCGAAGATCACGTAGTTTATATTTTCATGTTTATATATAAATATTAGTGCATGAGTTCAAATCCCGGTGGAGGTTGCCGGGTGAGGCGTTTTACGTCTTGCAGCGACATTTGTTGCGCATTTTATTATTAAATCTTGTATTTTTTGTTGATAGCGCGACAGTTGTTTCTGTTACGTCATTGA